ATTGCATATAATTTTTGATTTACCAATTCCTAATTCTCTTTTATTGTATATCATTTAAATACCTAATATTAAATTTATTAAACCCACTATATCTAAAACATTTAAACCATTATCCTGATTTATATCTGCCCTAATATCATATTCAGCATCATCTAAAATCATATGTACAAGTATAACTATATCTAAAATATTAATATCACCATCTCCATTTATATCTCCTAATATATCGTCTACTGGTGGAATAACTTGTTTAAAATATAAAGCATATTCATAATCATCATTTGTATCTGACTTTATTATAAAATCAAACTCTAATTCTATATCTACATCATCAAAATCTGGTTCGCTTTGGTCAGTTTTGGTTATATTATATCTATTCATAAGAGCAGATATGGTTGCGTTATCCCCATAGTCACTACCAGTTGTTAGTATTATTGCATCAACAAGCCCATTTGCTTCTATATCATTTATACCTTCTGTAATTTCGTACTCTCCAAAATTAAAAGTACGATTAGAGTGCATTAATTGAACATCAATAGTAATACCTGTTTCAATATTTGTATCTACAATAGCATTTATGTCATCTTGATGCAAATCAGGTATATCAAAGCCACTATCCCAATATGCTGTAAAATAAGGTTCTTGTTCTTGTTCTTCTTCATCTTCTTCATAATCTTCAGGTTGTTGTGCATAAATATCATTATCATAAGGGTTGGGTATTTCATAATTACCTAAATCACCATCATTCCTACCAAAGTCGCCACGATGCACTTGTACTAACTCTAAACTTACTTTACTTAACGATTTAGCTACTTTAGTAACAAAAAATACAGGATATATAAGTTGTCCATTTTTAACAAACTCTTGTGTATAATCAAATCCAAAAGCTAACTTACCACCTATAAGTTCATCAAATCTAATATAATCACCTGCCTCTAAATGAATATAACTTGCAGGTAAGTCTAATTTCATTGTAAGATGTTGGTTAGCATACCACATAAGTAATCTTCTTTGTAGTTTTCGTGCCGTATCTTTATCTCTTATATATGCAGATTCTACTTCTAACTTAGCATCTTCATCTTTCATACCATAATAACCAATATCATAAACCATACCAGTAATATTTAATTGTTCTATGAGTTCATCTAAAGTTTCTACAAAATTACCACTATTATCTTCTATTCCATAAGTAGTTTCTTCAGAAAAATCTCCTGACCCATAATCTTTTTTATATTTCACATTAACTTGGTTCTTAACATCTTCTAATTTAGTTAAACCAAAAGAATATTTAAGAATATCTTGGTTGTCTATAGCTTCAAACTGATTATAATCTTCTATATTTTGTTTAATGTCAATAAACTTAAAGTTACCAGAACTATCAAATGATGGTATATATATTGAAGATTTAAAAAGATTTTCAATAACGCTTTTAGCTTCTTCTTGTTCATTCATTGAAAAACTATTAATCCAATCATCTTCTATACTTGAATCAGGTAAAATAACGCCTTTTCCATAAGATAATTCTTCTGTTAGTATATTTTGTAAAATAGTATGTGGTTTTGAAAGTACAAAGATAGGTGATATTGTGCCAGAATTATATCCAACAATATCTTCATCTTCTACCAGAAGTGAAGTTGGAAGATTTGATTCCGTGCAAGTAAACTCTCCTATATAACTTCCACCTGAATAGAAATTAAATTTATCATACGCTTTTAAATGGTGTGGTTCATCAGTCCAAATCAGAGTAGAGACATAATCTCCACCTGAATTATTATGACTAATATCTGTAGCTTCTACAGAAAAACCTGATTCATCAGCTCTCCCCCTGATACTACTATAAAAATTTTCTTTTGCATATTCTACCACTAATACATCTTGTAATGTGTAAAATTCTTTTAAATTAGCTATACAAGAAGAAATTGCAAACATCGAGCCTCTAAGTGAAGGAACTCCCCATTGTATACTGTTATAACCATTAGTATCATTGAACCCTAATATAATATTATCATAATCATTGTAGCCATAATTACCTTCAGTTGTATATCTAAATTGTGTTGTTCCATCACTATAAAATGGTTGATGTTCGTGATTAGGAACTTCACAAGCAGTTGTCCAATTTTCTTTATCATAATATTCGTGCCAATCATTTACTGTTGTTATCATAGATTCAAAATAATGATTTTTATTTCGTTTTCTATTAATCAAATTTCTTTCTATCCAAAAAGCAGAAGGTTCGGCTGCTAAAAACTGATAATTACCTGTATCATAAGTATCTATATTATCAGGCGTAAAATAATCAATATTATATAATATTTTAGTTACACAAGGATAACTTGGCACATCTTCATTTAATTCTAATCTTGCATAAGCACCTGTCTTTAGGTCATTAGCATTTTGTGCATTTAAATGTAATCCTGATTGAGTACTATTGTTTTGTATTCTTTCTACTGGAAAATAAGGGTCCTTTCCTTCAAACTGATAATTTGCATCTACATTATCAAAAATACCATCTACATTTTCAGTTCCACTCTCATTATTTAAATCTGTAGTTTTCCACCAAGTTTTATCACCAGTTTCCCAATTCTCTTGATATAAATCATCAGCAGGAGTTTCACTATTATTAATATCTGCGTCATCTTCACTTAAAACATTCACAGTTTTAGTTACGCTATGATTATCTAAACCAGTATAGCCATAAAATTTATTACAAGAACTTGCTCTATAATAATCTACACCTGAATAACGACCCTCTTGTACTCCGTGGTTATTAGCAAAAAAGTTTATATTTTTAACAGGTCTATAGATTCTGGTTGGTATTCCTAATTTTCCTGTACCAACAATATTAACTTCATCTTCATCTTCATCTTCATCATCTTCTGTATATATTTCATATATAAAATTATTAGAGTTTATATTTATTTTAGATGAATTTTCCTCAAATTCATACATTGTTTCTTCTTCAAACTCATAAGTCCTACTACCAAAGTGGTGTGGCATTTTTTCCATTATAGGTAAATAACCATCATTATAAGTATATAAAAAAGACTTTCTTGTTAGCCACCCTCCTGTCATAATTGGATGTGTATCAACAATAGAGGTGTTTTGAAAACTTACATTAGATATATTATGCCAAATCCCCATAATATTTATATTAGGTTTATCAATAGATAAAGAATCATTTTTATCTAATACTAAAGGCGATTTATCAACATAACCATATACCATAGGGTAAGGTTGTCCAATTTGTTCGTCAGTATACAAATCTTCATCTTCTATTAAAGTTGCAGGTATTTGTGTTTTAAGTTTTTGTTCTGTTAAATCTTCTAAAGTAAGGCTTAAAGTTTCTGCCGATTGTGAATAACGTCTAATAGTACCAGTATAGACAAGTAAACAATCTTCTAAAGTATTAAGTCCATTAGCAGCGTAATACACTTGTACTACTGCATTTAATAGGCTTGGAATATCGTCTGAGAAAATCTTACCATTATAGGGAGCATTAGATATAGATAGGGATACACTTGAAATTGTATATTTATTGTTTATAATGTCGGCTTTTGAGCTTATAGAAGGACTGTTAAGAAGTAAAGGTATATAACCTTCATAAGTGTCATTTAAGTTCTTAATAGATGTTTCTTTTATAGATAAGTTTATTGCTTCTACATCATCAGGTATAGTGTCGTCAATTTGATAACCTTTATAAATCCTAACCAAAGGGTATAAAGACGTTCTAGTACCATTACCTAGTGCTTGTTTAAATTTAGGAGGTAACGTCAGCATTAACCGATACCAAAATCGCTACCTCTACGGACAGCTTCTTTAATTGATTCTGCAAGTTCACCTTCTACAAAATCTTGTGTTAAAACATTACCTGATACGTTTACATTGATATTACCACCACCACCTGATTGATTCATTTGGTTAAGTGTTTCTAAGCCGATAGATTCTACTGCATTTCTACTCATTACAAACTCGCCACGTTCAGCTTCTATAATAGTACCACCTTGTGCGTGTCTGTTACCACCTACATAACCACCTTGTTCAAATGAGCCGTAAACTTGACCACCACCTCCAGAGCCACCACCTACTTTATTAGCAGCCATAGCAACTGCTCTTGCATTAGCTAATCCTGCTGCAAGTTCAACACCATACATTATCCCCGGAATTGGTGGTAATAAACCTGCTTTTTGTGCATTAAATCTTGCTGATGAAGCACCACCAAAAGCATCAACAACAGCACCCATAGCTTGTATAGCTGCAACTTCTTTTGCTCCTGCTCCAAATGCTTCAGCTACTGTAGCTGCACCTTTAGCCATTCTTGAAAATACTTGTAATTGTGCTTGTAATTCAGCTTGTAAAATTGCGTCTTTTTTGTTTTTAAGCATTTCTAATACAGCAACATATTCTTTATTGCCTTTTTCTAATTTAAGTAAATTTTCAAGCTCTATCATTTGAGCGTCTAAAGTTTCTTTTTGTGATTCTCTTGTTTTTCCATACATTTCTAAAGCATTTCCTTGAGAATCTGTATAAGATTGAACAGTATCAAATCCAGCCTCTAATATTTCAAGATATTCTGTTAAAGTTTCAACATTACTATCAACCTCTTGTTTATTTAATGCTAAATCTGCATTACTTTCTTTAGTAACTTTATTAAATTGGTCTTTTTGTTTGTTTAAATTTTGATACACAAATACATTATCTTGAATTGATGTTGTTTGGCCATCTATAATTTCTTTAGCTATTAAATCTAAATTTGTGGTTTCTTTTGTATTAATACCTCTATCTTTTAATTGTTTGTTTAAATCTGATTGTGATTTTTGTTGTTTGTCAAGTTCTTTAACAATATCTTCTTTTTTCATACTAACTAAACTTTTTAAATAAGCAGAAGTTGATTGTTCAGCTTTATTTACAGAATCCCCTGCTCCTTCAAAAATTCCACTTAACACCACCAATTCAGATGCCATAGTAACTATAGTACCAATTAATAAAGGCCATCCTAACATTTTTTGTGCAAATACAGCTTTCATAACAGCCTCGCCATATAAAACCATACCTCCTACTAAACCTACTTTTATAACAGTTGCATACGCTTGTGCCCTTTCAGCATCAAAAGCATTTGCCATATCAGTCATAGCAACAGTTAAATCTAAAACATCTGGCAATAAAGTGTCACCAATAGTTTTTTGTAAATTTTCTATAGAGGCAGTAAATTGTTGAAACTTTTTATCTGCTGTAATTACTTCTTGTGGTAAAGATTGTAACTTATCTTTTGCAGCATCTAAAGCAGCGTTCATAAATGCTTGTTTTTTTTCAGATTGAGTTAATGTATCAGCCGTTTTACCTATTTCTGCTGCATAGCTTCTATAAGCCTCATCTGCTTTTACAATAATACCAATATTATCAAGCATCAGTCTTGATTGACGACCAATACCAGTAACTAAAGATTCTATTGAAGTTTTGACATCTCTACCTAAAGCATCACCTAATCTTTGTGCCATATCAAACATTTGTGCCATTTCATCAGAGTTTGTACTTAAACCAAGAATCATAGCGTTGTTAGCTTGTTGAAATAAGTTAAAATCTGAAATAGTGCCATCAGTTGCTTGTCTTAATTTATTTATAGCTATGGTTGCACTATCTCCACCTCCACTAAGATTATCAAAGGCTTTTTCCATAGTTTGTATTTTTGCTGCTTGTTGTGCAAATAAACCCATTTGCCTTATACCAAGGCTCATCGCAAAACTATAAAGCAACATATTTGAACGAATAGTAGCAAAACTTTTTTCTAATCCTGACATACTGCCACGCAATCTACCTGTTTCTAACCTATTTTTCTTTGTAGCTGCTGTTGCTTTACCTTGTGCTGTTTCTAATTTTTTTATAGCCTCAATTAATTGTTTTTGGCCAAGTGGTTTAAACTTTACGATAATATCAGACATCTTTTTTCGCTTTCTCTTGTATCATTTTACTCTTTTTCGCCATCGCATT